CTTACAAATAAGATGGGAGTGGATAGAACAGGCCGTTATCCCTACAGTGGATATCTCTAAACCGTACTATATATTTTTTGATAACAATATCATCGCAGAAGATAGTCTGGCTGTACGTGCCGCTTTATATGCCGATGATGTGGAATTAATTAATATACGGGATGAGTTCGGTAATTCAACATGGCCTGAAAAGAATACCGAAGAGCATATCGATAAAATACTTTCTCAAATCAGTTACGAAAGTGGTCAGAAGGAATATTACAATAACCCGTTATCACAGGGTAAGACTTTCAAGGAAATAATTTGGGGTAGCTGTCCTCCGCTAAAGTCTATGACTTTTTGCGTAGTATATGCTGATCCTTCTCCATCCAATAAAGATAAACCGTCCTTAAAATCTAAGGCGCACAATAGTTGTAAGGCTGTGGTGGTGTTAGGCTACCTCAATGAAAAAATATATCTCTATAAGTGCTGGGTAGACAATACCACGAACAGCAACTTTATAGACTGGCTGTATGCCGCTAAGAATTATGTAGCAGGTGCCACCCAGCTTTACACTTTTATCGAAAACAATACCCTCCAAAATCCTTTTTATGAGCAGGTATTACTACCGCTGATTTATCAAAAAGGAAAAGAGAATAAAGGCACTTTATTAATATCTCCTGATGATCGGGATAAGCCGGATAAATGGTTCCGGATTGAAGGTACTCTGGAACCACTTGTAAGAATGGGATTACTCATCTTTAATAGTGCTTTAAAGGATGATCCACACATGAAAAGAATGGAAGCGCAGTTTAAATCAGCCAGCGCAAATTCTCGCACAATGGACGGCCCGGATGCAGTGGAAGGTGGTGTAAAGATTATCCAGGATAAAGTAGCTACAGCAGCTGTCGGGGATTTTACTACTGTGATTCGTAAACCCAATCCAAAAAGATATTGATATGGCTTATTTAACCAAAGCAGACCTTACCCCACCGCTTTACCCTGAGATCATAGATGAGATCACCAGGGGAGATGATAGTATCGTTGATAAAGCCATTACCCTTGCTATGGGTGAAATGAAAAGCTATCTTAACCGATATGATTTGGTGGCCATGTTCGGAAGTTCTCCTGTTACAACCGGAGTAGTATCTACCGATGGAGGCGAAGTAGATAGCAATCCTACTTTTTACGATGAATTTTTAAATTCATTGGCCAAAGATATTATCGCATGGCACCTCATTAAACTCGGTAACCCAAACATTAATTTGACTTTGTTCAGAACATCTTATGAAGATGCTATCAAATTTCTGGATAAAGTAATGAGGGGAGAACGTGATCCACAGTGGCCACTATTGCCGATTGATCCAACTAATCCGTTAGATGAATCTGGATTTGTAGGATCATCCTCCAATCCAAGAAGAAGGCAGTTTTATTAATCCTTTTTGTAGCAACACAAGCAATAAATATTATGGCACAAAAAAAACCAAGATTTGTAAGTCCTGAAACTGCTGAAGGCATCTTTAAAATGCCCGGTAGCAATATCGATCCCAAAGCGGTGATCTTAAATGAGATTATCCTTCGCAATATTGACAGAACGCCAAAGGATATTCGTAGTTGGCGGGATGCGCATATTAATGCAGAAAGTATTTATTATCCCAACCGTACCAGGTTGTATGATCTATACGAAGATGTACGCCTCGATCCACATCTAACGGGAATTATCAATAAACGCCTGGATGCCGTATTGAATAAAAGTTTGCGCTTTAAAAAGGATGACAAGCAGGTGGAGGGTATGGAGCCGCTTTTTAAAACTGTTGCTTTTCGCAAAATGTTGCGTAGCCTTTTAATGACTCAGTTCTGGGGCATTACTGGTTTTGAGTTTATACCCGGCAAAGATTTTTTCTTTGAAGAAATCAACCGTAAGCATATCAAACCTGAAATGGGTATCATCACTGTGGAGCAAAGTGATTATGCGGGGATTGATTATAGTGACCTGAGTAATGTTTGGGTAATCGGTGATCGCAGGGATTACGGCCTGTATTTACAGTGTGCGCCGTATGCTCTTTACAAAAAGGGTAATATGGGAGATTGGGCGCAATATGTAGAAATATTCGGCCAACCAATGCGGGTATATCGCTATGATGCTTTTGATAAAAAGATAAAAGATCAACTGTTTCAATCAGTAGATGAAGCCGGAGGATCACTCTCTATCATGATCCCCAAACAGGTGGATTTTGATATTAAGGATGGCAAGATCAGTAATGGTGATGGACAGTTACAGGAACGCCTTAAAAACGCCTGTAATGATGAAATGTCGATCATCGTACTCGGCAATACTGAAACAACCAATAGCACACACGGAGGCAGTAATGCCAAAGCCCAGGAACACGGCAAACAACAAATGGAAATCACTAAGGCAGATATGCAGTATGTGATTGATCAATTGAATACGGATAAGTTTAGGGCTATCTGTAAGAGTTATGGCTACCCGGCTGATCAGGGTGAGTTTGAATTTGAGAAAGAAATAGATCTTGTTACCCTGTCTCAAAAAGTGATCATTGATAGCCAGATCGCCAAAATAGTTCCCATCGGAGATGATTACTGGTACGATACCTACAATATCCCGAAGCCCGATGATTATGATGCATTGAAAAAGAAGATGGAGGCTGAAAAACAAGTTGCTTTAAATCCTCCCATAAATAATCCTTCCAATCCTACCAAGAAGCCAACTGATCCGATACCGCATGCCAAAAAGCCCAATTTAACGGCATGGCAGAACCTACGAGCTGCGTTGGCTGATTTTTTCGACCCCGCCCCACTGAAATAGTGGGGCTTATGGAAGAACTGGAAGGCATTTACAGCCGTAAATGCTCTATATGCGGCGGTTACCACGACACAGACCCTTTGCCTTCCCTATCGGCCTCTAATGAGCAATGGGATAGCCTTTTGGATCGTATCGCCAAAGAACTCTTTGATGAGAAGATCAGTAAAGGGTTTATAGATCAGGAAATCTATGAACGCACTGCTGCCTCACTCATAAAAGCAGCCCATGAAGGATTGGGTGGTGTACAGTTTGCCTATGATGATGAAAGGAACATTTTAAAAGCCTACCTCGAACAAAACATATACAAATTTTCTGCGGCAAAGGACTTAGCCGAATTAGAAACCTTCCGGGGTATGATGCTAAATGAAAAAGGTGAGATCGTTGATTTTGTAACCTTCCGAAACAGGGTAGCAGAAACCGGGAATACCTTTAACGAGACTTATCTTAAAACAGAGTATGACACTGCCTATCAATCGGCTTTAATGGCCCTGAAATGGGATAATCTTTCTCAAAGTTCTGAGTACCTGGAATACTCCACAGCTGGTGATGATCGGGTACGTCCTACCCATGCGGCACTCGATGGCCTTACCCTCCCGGTTGAATCTCCAGTATGGAATACCATCTGGCCACCGATTGATTGGAATTGCCGCTGTACTATCGTTCCCGGTGTGGCTGATAAGGTTACCATGACTGATAAGGAAGCAGGTAAATTGGGTGATTTTATTGCGCCTTATTTCAGGAATAACTCCGGTAAAACAAAAACAACCTTCAAGGATGATCATCCCTATTTTGTCAATGCCAATTTTAAAGAAAAGCAATTGGATGCTGTCAAAAATTATGGCCTAAGAACGCCTGAACAAATATTTGCTGATGTGTCCAAATTGCCCCCTATTAAAACAATGGAGTCACCTGATGAGTTTGCCAATTGGTGGAAGGAATCTTTAGGAGAAGCTGCTGTCAAAGTGGACGTTGTGAATAACAGTGTATTTTTTGATCAGGGTGTAAAGGATCATTTATTGCAAAAGAACTCGGAGAAAAGATTTACGTATGGTGCTAATATCATCGATACACTGCAAAAGCCCAATGAGATATGGAGCAACCGGGATAAGAATAACAGGCTGGTAAACTTTTATATCAAATATTATCAGGACGGTGCGTATGTATTGATCGTTACTGACAAAGAAAATAGTTTACAAACAGATACTTTTTATAAACTGACCGATAAAAGATTGGTGGAGTTAAGAAAAGGAATATTGAGATATAGGAAATAAAAAACCGGAAGTTCACGGCCAGTGCTGTTAAGGCACTTCGTTAATCCCGGTTTATTACCCCTTAAATGAGGCTTCAAAGATATGACACCAGAGCAATATTTCCAAGGTTTAAACAGGTCTACAACAGCCTTTAAAGGCTATATGAACAACGTTTGGCCTAAACGGGTTGGAGAGATTGCGATACGGTTTATCAATGGAAATTTTAGAGCGCAGGGATGGCAGGGAGAAAGCTTCCAACCCTGGAAACAACTTAAAAAGCCAAGACCGGATGGAAGCATCCTTCGTAAAACTGGCCACCTT